CTTGGTGGGTATTGAGATCAAAAAAGTCTCAAGTTTTCCCACCAAGATAATTAATTATGCCAAGTTATTATTTTGTATGTACAAAACAGTAACTGTAGCAGCACCTGTAGTACCGTTACCGTTAGCGGCTGTAAACACAGCGTTAACAGTTTGATCAGTTGAACCTACGTCCGTACCGTCAGCACCGATTGTGCCTCTAGTCGTCCCCGTAGCTTTTACGCTAGTAGCTGGTAAATATTCATCGTCGTCACCTGAGTAACCGACTTTAACAGTAGCTGCGCCACCGTCATTATTTACAGTTGTAACGTTTAAGATTACATCAACGATCTGTGAGTTTGCAGGAATAATTCCTACCGCTGTTGTAGTAGTTGCGCCGATAATATCGATCACAGCTGATTGAGCCATCAATACAGAACCTAAGTTTGCAGTAGCTCCTTCTCTTTTATCTCCGGCTTTTATTGGTCCGGAAAATGTAGTTGTTGCCATAATTGTATCCTCCTAGTTACCGAACGTAGTCTCTAGGCCGTCGACTATACTCGTCTACGTTCTAATTAATTGTATAGTAAGGATTTTATATATCAGATTTTTACGAAGTGCAAGAGAGCCTGTAGTGAAGTTACGTTTTCAACGATGTAGCTTTTGTTTACGTAGCTACTGAAACGCTGGGTGCAGCACTCTCGATCTTGTTAGTAAGAGCAGCTAATTTAGCTTCCTCTTCTTTGATCTTATTGACAACTTCTCTTATTTTTTTGTCAATTCGGACCATATCCAGAGTATATCTCTGGTTATCCCGTTGCTGTACCGCCCACTCTGTTTCGAGACCCCTCTTCTGTTTGTAAAGGTCTCTGATGTGCGTTTGCATTTATAACCTCCTCATAGGTTACCCATATTCGAGATGAATCACTAAATCCATCTTTCTCCCATTTTATATCATTTTCTCCTAGTTTGTCAACTAGTGCGTTTTCAAAAGCTTTTGAGCTGTCTTCTGAGGCTAGAGTGAAGTCAGCGTAATAGCCATATGCTCTGATTTGTACACGGAAGTTTATCATGGTTATTTGATTATATTCTTTAAGAGCTTGTCTTTCAAGTTAGTAAATCGGTAAAATAGTCCCTGATAGTCAGAATATTTATATTGTTTATCACTAAATATAAGCTTTATTTGTTGATCTGTCTCAAAGTTGATGTAACACAAAGGTGTATTTTGAGGTATGTAAAGATGATTTTGACCCTTCTTAATCGGTATAAATATATTTAAATCTAGTGGTTCTTTACAATTAATCAGTCCAGGAATGATTTCAAACTTGTTCATATGCCACCAAGGGTTAGATACAATCAAAGTTTTATTGCATTGCATATTAAAATAAGGACAGAATTTTAAGATATAAGCATAATCACTTTTTGCATAATCTATAAACTGCCAATCAGCATGATGATTAAAATACTTTTTCCAATCATGTCCTCCAACACTACCTCTAATTTCATCTTGTTCTATAAACAACTCAATGTCATACGGAGATGTAAATACAATACTTCTTTTGAAAAGATTTATAAAACCAGAACAACTTCTAACTGTTTTCTTAGATCTAATTCTTCTTTTTATGTCATCCATAAACGTGCTTGGAATATCTTTAAAATATTTTGGCATGTTATGTGGAAACAAAAGTAAATGTTGTTTTAAAATATTTACAGGTATTTCATTTGTTTTAATTGTTAGTTCATTCTTTCTATTAAACATTTTTTCTTTCTACCATAAAAAAAGGGGGCCTTCAACGGCCCCCTTCTTAATTAGTTATGGTTGATTACACACCTGGTGAACCGAACATACCTCTAGGGTCTGAGAATCCAAAAGAATATCTCTCTCTAGCTTTGTATCTTACGTTACCAGTATCGAAGTCACCTTCCATAGCTGTTTTGATCGGTGCTCTGACAAACATTTTCATACCGTTAGGTACATCAGTTTTGATAAAGAACGCATCATCATCAGATAGGAAGTTGTTAACCACATAACCTTGTGGAATCATTCCCATTGATGCGATTGCATTAATATCATTGTCAGCTGTCGCCGTTCTACCTGCAGACTTCATCAGTCTTTCAGCAGTAAATTGTAGCGCAGATGGAATAATCATTTTTACTCCTCTAGCTGCAATTTTTAGACCTCTCTCGTCTGTAAACGCATTGATGTCAATCAAAGATTGCTCCAATGACGTCTCGTTTAAGTCAGCAGATGTTGCTAACTCGTTTGAGAAAGTTCCAGCTATCGTTGGGTGGTCAGTAGCTAAAAGCTCCTTACCATCACCACCAGCAAAGTTAGGGTCAAACGCATTGTTTAATACGTTTGCAGCTTTCACTTGCTTAGTGTTTGCCATCGATCTCGCTAATGCTTTTGTATATCTAGACGCTAGTCTGTCATACAAGTTGTCTTCGATTGCTTCTTCAGTAATTGAAAACGCAAGAGCGATTGTTTCATGAGTGTATCTTGATGTGAAAGTTTCTTGAGCATTGTCAAATGTCACTGCAGAACCTTCTGGTTTTGTTTGTGCATTTGCGAAACCAGATAACATTACTTCTTCTTCAAAAGCTCTGTCACTGTTTTCTGTGTCAAAAATTTCAGCATGTTGATTCTCATACCTTTTGTACTCCAGGCCGAATAAGGCATTCAAACCTGGCTCTAGTTCTTTGACTAATTGTCCTCTACTTATCGCCATATTATCCTCCTTATACTCCTACAGCAGAATTTAGGAAGTGATTAGCTATTTGCACAACACAGTTAACGTTTGTATTGAACGTCGTAGCATTTTTCTTGTTATTATTTTCAAGATCTTTTGTCACTCCTAAGATTCTTAGTTGTCTTGTTGTCGTTGTCGTAACTAAACCATTCACTTCAACTTTTGAAACAAAGTTTGGTGAAGAACCAGCGTTGTAGCTGATATTAGCTAATGTGTTTATGTTCGCAATAGCTAACGTTGTTACGTTTTGAATCTCGAATCTCTCATACGGATCATCAGATACGAACCCTACGATATCAGTCGCAGTGTTTGAACCTTTAAGGTGATTCGCAAAAGTAGGCTTCGAAGTATTCGCGTCAGTAAAAAAGACTCCGTTTAAGGAACCTAATAGCTGATCGCCAGTACCTGCAACACCAATATGACCTGTTGCTAATGCTTTTACAGGGTCATTTTGAAATATCGCAGTCGAGCTTGCAGCAATAGTAAATTCACTTAAACCTTGGTTGTCTCTGTTCTGACCAATTTTACCTATCGGTCTTAGACCGAAGGCTGCGTCTTGGTTAGTTGCCATGTTTTTGTTCTCCTTAGTTTATAGTTTTACTATCGAGTTATCTTGATATCACAAAGAAATTATTTCTTCGTACCACCAAAAGTTACACGACTTTGTCTCTCAGCATTAATCGGCATGCTAGAGTGCTGCTCCTTCATAAGATCGTTGTTGATTGCTTCGTCTTTTGCCTGAGTCTGCTTTTTAAAGAAGTCCTCACGCGACTTTGCGATCTCTTCCGGTATCCTTGCCAGCACAAGGCCGCCAACTCCGATCACTCCTGCGTATTTACCGTCCTTCATTTGTGGATACTGTGAGTCTGGATATTCATCAGCTCTAACTAATTCAAATCCTGATCTCATTTTCCCTGACATATTCTTGGTATCATCGAAACCAAGTACCTCAGTTCGTATCCATCTGTGTCGGTAACCATCCGGCGCAGGTGGTGCATCTAAAGATGATGGTGGAGTCCAAGTCTGTGGTCTTTTCGATTTATCCCTAGACTGACTCGCACGAGAAGTTTTTATTTTATCATTTTCCATATGCTTATACCTCCTTCGTGTTCATACGTTTTTGTTTCGCATATTCTTCTAATGGCACTCCTAATTTTTTAGCGATAGCAACTTCAGAAGGGGTGAGTCTGACAGTTTGGCGACCGGACTTGTTTACACTTCGCTTCGCTGAAGCGACTATTTGTGTCGGTTTGGTCGTATCTTGTTGAACCTTGGCCTCATTATTACCAAATTTCTGCGGAAATGCAAGAGACATTCTCTTATCTATTTCAGCATAGTATTCGTCTGTTTGAGGGTCAAAGCCTTCTTCTTCCACTAGTTTCTTATGCAAGCTGAATGCTGTGTAAGTCATAGCTTCATCTTGTCCAAACCATTTGTTCTTAGCTCCCCAAGCTTCCGCTCTAGGATCTGGTCTGGCTGGAGTTTCCGTTTGTCTAGGAATCTCTTTAGATTCAACCTTAGCTAACTCTTCTCTTGCAGCTTTTGCTCTAGCTAACTCAGCTTCTTCTGAACCTAATCTAGCTATTTCTTTGCTAGCTTCAACCTCGGCCGCGATATCTCCCGCTTCCCTTGCTGCTGCTAACTTTGCTGCAGATGCTTGTAAGCCAGATTTGATTGCTTCTTCTCTGTCTTTTACACCAGCTTGTTCTATTGAAGAATACTTTTTCTGGAGTTTTTCTTTTTCTTCTTTTTGAATTTTAGCAAAAGATAAAGCTTCATCAGCTTGTCTTTGTGCTTCTCTCCATTTCTTCGTAAGTTTCGCGATTCTTCTTTGGACGTCCTTACTGTAACTCTCTAATTCTTCTTTCTTTTGTTCTACAGGTTTTTCTTCCTGCTTTTCTTCCGGCTTCTCGTCACTCGCTTCTTGCTTCTCCTCTACAGGTTCAGCAGCGGGCGTCGGGTCACTAGAAACTTCCTCTTTGGTTTCAACTTCATTCTCTGGTTTTGGTTGCTCGACTTCTACATCAGCTCCCGGTCCAGAGGTATCAATATCAACCATAGGGATATCTTTTTTTGTTTCTTCTTCTTTTTGCATAGTCCTCTCCTATGTTAAATGTAATGCAACACAGATTCTGGGTTTCCTATTGTACCCAAAACCTCGTCGTCGTTAAGAAGACGGACTTCACCGCCTTCTATTGGTAATCGTGATCCTGCATATCTTGCAAAGATCACCCAATCTCCTTCTTTACACCAAGGGCCACTTGGAAATTTTTCCTTATCTCCATATGCCATTGGTCCCATTTTAACAACATAACCACAATTAGTTGCTATTCTAGCTTTGTCTAATGACTCTTGTGCTATGATAATTCCACCTTTAGTTTTTTCTTTTGGTGTAAAAGGTAAAACTAAAAGTCTCCATCCTGATGGGACAGGTAATTCATCTTTAATTGATCCAACATTAGTCTCATCTATTCTTTTTGCTTCTTTAATAGACTCAACTTTTTGTTGTTTATACTTTTCTTCCAAAGCGTTTTTATGCTTTGGGACCTCTTCCTTTCGGCTTGCTGAGGTCAATAACTGTTCCTTCTGTGTCTTCATTTTGCTCCTTTTTATTTAGCAGGTTAGAGATTTCCTGAGAAATATACTGGTAGGCATGTGCCTGACCTAACATATATTTATATTTCTCCATATTGTCAATGTTTCCAGCCATCATACTGTCAGATATATTTACATACAGTTGTTTCAGCTGTCTTTGTATTTTACTTATTAATTCTATATCTACCATTATTCAAAATCCTCCAATACTTTCATTTTTTCTTTTGCGTGACATAGTTTATCTAGTTGCTTATCCACTTCTTCTATGTGCTGTGGATGTTCACCAATTCCGACTGAATTGGTAAGGTATATGTTGATAGTGGCATCTGCCGCCAACATATCTGCTTCGTATTTAGCTCTAAGAGCTGATAGTATTCCTTTTTTACTCACGTTTTCCTCCCTTTCCTAATCGCTTCTTTACCTCTTTTAAATATGCTAGCCACCTGGCTCTTACCCATAACCTTCGCTCTTTGCTCACCGACCGTAAGTATTTGGATTTTTCGTGCGTATGGTTTACTGATTCTTTTAACTTTAGCCACAGTTTTACGAGCATCTGTAGGGGTCGCAAACTTAATTCTAACAGTGTCTCTAGGATTTTCATCTGTATACAGTCTCCTCCCAGAACCTTTTGGTTTTTTACCTGTGCCTACTTTAGGATCTTTTCTTGCCACCGAGAACTCCTTTTAAAGTTTTAGCTTGTTTAGCATGTAATTTAGAAGCTTTCTTTAAACCCTTAATTACTTTTTTAACAGCTTTTCTTTTTTTTAACATTTCCATCTCCTTCTTGCCTGACGGATACGTGAGTTCGGATCGTTTCTTGTTTTTGCTGAAGCTCTTTTGAGCTGACCTAGTGATCTTGCGCAGTATGATTTTCTACGTTTAGCAGCTTTTGATCCTGGTTTCACTTTACCAGTCACGGCTGTTTTTAATTTTGAACCGGGATTAAGTCTTCTATAGGCAGCAACACCGGCTCGTGTCATGCCTGCTCCAGATTTTGTAGATCTGAAATTCTTTTTATTTCTTGGAGGCATTTTACCTTTACTCATACTAAACCTCCCATGCTCATGCTTTTTCTTTTTGCAAATGTTCTGACATTAGTTGGTTTACCACCAACTCCTTGTGGTTTACTTCTTTTCCTTGCAACGGCACTCCGCCTCTGGGATTCTGTCATCCTCGCCGCTTTGGCAGCAGGGACGCACTTTGGATACTTTCTTTTTGATCCACTCGCAGATTTTCTTCCACATTTTTTAAAACCCCCGCCTTTTTTCTTGGCTCCAATATCGACCCAATCTTGCTTGAACCATTCTTTTAAACCAGCCATGGCATTAATATACCTTAGTAATCTTTCTTCTATTCTTCATGACTTTACCACAACCAGTGGCTATACCACCACGTTTTAGTCCCTGTCTTCTTAATCTAGCTGTAGCCTCTGTAAGTCCACCGCCCATGTAACCAGGTCTCATCATGCCACCCATGGCAGCAGGTTTACGTCCTTTGAAATCTTTTCTCTTTACACCGGATGGATCTTTAATCTTACCTGCACAGATTTTAGAAGCATATGCGTTCGCGTATGCACTGGGATATACGTCGAATTTTCTTTTTGCTGCGGCTTTACCTCTAGGACATAGTTTAGTCATTATTTCCTCGCTGTCTGTTTTGCTCTTTTGAAGTCAGATGCTTTTGGTGCA